GAGCAGGCATTAGTTCACTACGCATTGCTTTTGCACGTGTATATTGCATCATTCTTGTAGTAACTAGTGCTTTTTGATTTTGATTTAGATTATCCCAATCACCTATTAATCTTCTCATTGATTTTAACATACCATCTTGTACATTTAAATCACGTTGAAATCTTAATAGCATTCTTTGTTCAAAACTTGAATCTGATTTGCCTGCACCTATATGATTTAAGTATCTTAATAAATCTTGTTTCTTTATATTAATTCTTCCGTGTGCAATTTTGTCTCTTGGGTCAGTGTAATCTATACCTTTACCCATTATACGATGAAGTGTTGCATATAAATCAGTTCCACTTGTTCTAAAATAATCAAAATTTCTGTATGCAACTGTTCTACTTGCATATTCTTTTGCCAATGGTGCAAACTCATAATCTTTATTCATCATATTTAACTGCATAAGATAAGCAAATGCAAGTTCACCTGCATCACTTACGTTAAGAGCATCCATAGTTTGTCTTGTTCTGAATAATCTGCTTTCTGTTAATTGATTAATTAACTTTAATTCACTGCTATGCTGATATTGTTTTGTCATTTTAATCTCTCGGTGCAAAATTAGCCGCACTAAACTCTAATCTGTCTACAATCTTCATTGCTCTACCAATATGGTCAACAATTACAAAGCCTTCTGGATCTGTAACTTTAAGTGAACCGTCTGGTTGTTCAATAAAGCTATCAATCGCTTTTATGTTTTTCATTTTTTTCTGAAACATCATTTTAACTGCCTCAGTTTTTAAATATGCTTTATACATATCTGCGATTTGTTTCTTATTGTTATTTATGATATCTGACACTTGTGATTTAGCCGCCAATTTAGCCTGTCCTGCCTTACCTTCTGGTCCTGTTTTTAATTTAGCAACTGCATCATCAAATTTTTGTTCTAAAGCAACTAAAAATTCTTGTGCAAACTTATCTGCATCTTGTTCTAGTGCTTGTCCAGAACGAATTGGTGCGTTAGCATGTGCCTTAATAGCATTTACTAATTCAATACCACCAATTTTTTGATTTAATGCTTTAAATGTATTAGCATCAACTGACATAGAACTTAATTCTTTAATTGCTGAACGTATCTTAGCACTATTCTCTTTAGATAACTGTACTTGACCTGATACATCTTTAATTCTTGCATCAGTAAACCAAACATTCTTCGAAGGTCTTAATTTACTAGCATCAAATCCAAATGTTGCTTTCATTTCATCCATACTATTACCTGAATAGCTTGTATGGAATACTATACCTATATCAGCCGCCTGCATTTCTTTAGCAGTTTCGCTATCTGCTGGTACAACATATGTAATTGTATTTGGTTTAAATGCTAAATGAGGTTTACCTTCAATATTAACTTGTTTTAAATCACCTTTAGTGAATAATAAGTCACCTTGTAGTACACCTTCAATACCTAAGTCTTTTAAATGTTCTAATGATGAATTTAATTTACTACGTAAGCCTGCTTTACTTACAGGTTCATCATTCTTAGTTGTATCTGGATGATTTGTTTCTATATCTTCAGGAGATTTGTTTAATTTTGCCTTTTGAGCAAATACACCTTTAGTACCTACAAAGAATTTTCCATCTTCTGGATCAGTTCCTGCAAATACAGCCGGAGAACCATCCCATTTAGTTGTGATAGCATCTCCACCGCCTTCACCATCTAGAGTATTAAGAAGTTTAGTAAATGTACCTACTGCTCTTTTTATACCTTCGGTACCTTGTATGAATACAAGTTCTTCTGCATGGTCTAAGTGTGTATTCTTATCTTCTTCTTGTAATTCTGCATCTAGTAGATTTTTCATTTTCTTATGAAAGCCTACTTGTTTTAAACGTGGCTTCCTTGGACCTCTAAATCTACGCTCTCTGCCTTTGCCTATAATATCTTTTATTTTCATTTTTTGTCCCCAAAAGGTCTTTCGCCAGTTAGATGAGGCTTAGCAAACCATAGTTTAAACCAATCGTCGGTGCCAGGTTGTATATTATGTTTCTTTTGGAGTTTAGATTTCTCTGTACCAGTATAAGATATGTTTTCTTGCTGAGTTTCCTCAGGTTGATATGGCTTATATATACCAGATAAGACTTTTAATCTTTTTAATTGTTGTTCTAAATCCATTACTTCTTTGCCTTGACACTTTTAATACCCCTTTGAAATTTTCTTGGATCTTTTGAACGTATACTATTAACTAATCTTTTAGATAAGTCTGTTGCCACATCATCATCGAATTCACGATTTATGAATTCTAACAGATTTATTGCACCAGAAATAATATGTTCCGCCTTTTGTTCTACAAATCTTTCTCTTTCATTTGTATATGCTAAAGAATTTAATTCTTCAAAAAGACTTTTACGTGGTTTATCCATGGGTATTTCTCCGTTCTACTGTATTTATCAGTTTTCGTCAAAAGGAGAACGTGTCTTGGTCTTCAACATTGCTCTTAGATTCTTTGCAACATCTGTTTGTTCTTCTGATTTTTGTGAATTTTGTACGGTTTCTGCGGTTATTGTTGTCTTTTTCTTGAGAGCATCAACAATGTTTAGTGTGTTTGATATTTGTTCACCATCACCATCATCAAAACCATCAGTTACATCGTCTGTAATTTTTAAACTATCTCTATCAAACACTAGATTAATTTTGCTTCCTACACCACTTGATGAACGTGTTTTCAATAATTGTAATTGATATTGTCCTCGTTCACGCATTGCTTGACTTGTAAAGATACCTATAACATTGTCCGCAGTTTGAATTTTTGATATACCACCTGCAATATGTGAATGGTCAAACTCAATTTCTTCTACTGCACTTCTGTTTAACTGTGATGCAGTTACCATAACAGTTTCAGTTTCCATTGCAAAGTTACGAATTTCTTCTGTAACATATTTGTCTTTTATAAACAAATCACCAGCTGGAACTCTTTTAGTTGCAGGCATTAACAAATCAAGATAGTCAACACACATACAATCTACTCGTTTGCCTGTTTGTATTTGTAATTCTTTTATATAAGAACGTAAATCATTTACTGTAGAACCAGAAGGAAGATACTTAACTCTGAGCATTCCTGATTGTTTACCTTTTGTTTTAACAGTTAGTTCTACTTCATCTAGTTCTTTAAAAATTCTTTTTGTACTTTTATCTGTAAGCATTGCATCCATACGCATACTTGATAATTCTTCTGAAAGTTCAAGAGTAAAATACACAACATTCATGCCTAGTTGTGCCCAATTCAAACTCATGTTTTGCATGAATAACGATTTACCAGCACCCGAACCACCTGCAAAAATTGTAATCTCACCTCTATTGATACCACCATAAAGTTTATCATCTAATACTTTCCAGCCTGTAGATATCTGTCCGTTATTATCTTTAAGTTTTTCAAGTCTTGCTCTAGGATCTTCAAAGTAATCAGTACCTAATGAACGTGCAAGTCCAATCTGTACTGCGTTTTTGATTCTAGTTTCTACTTCACCATACTTGCCTGTTTCAAGCAAATCTGCACTTTCGATGATTGCTCTTTCGATTGCTTTGTGCCTACAAAAAGTTTCAAATTCGTCAATGAACCAATCTATGTGTTGTTCAATGTTATCAACTTTTTCAATTTCTTGTCCAGCTTGTGCTTTGATTATATCTGTAGTAGGAACTGTAGAATATTCTTCTGTATGAGAGATTATTGTATCAACTACTTTTCTAATACCTCTATCAAAATATTCAGGACGAATGATACTTCTTACTCTAGAATACAACTCAGGATCTGTAATCATGAATTGAACAAATAATTTTTGTAAATCTAGACTATATTCTTTTACTTCTGACATGTTTTCTCTCATATATTCCTTTAATTATATTTCCTTTGGACACAAATGTCAAGACCTATCATGCTTACGCCAATCTTTTCTTTTATTATATTCTTGTATCGTTCTATCTATTATAATTGCTAGTGCAACTATACTTAGTCCACTTATTAAACCTAATCCTAAATAACCATTTCCTACGGCTGTCATTACTTGAGAACCTAATCCTCTAACTCCTATCATAGATGCAATAATTACCATTGCTAATGACATCATTACAGTTTGATTTATACCTCCAAATATTGTAGGCTTTGCTAAAGGTAATTCAATAGTAATTAATTTTTGATGCCATTTTAATCCTAGTGCATCTGCTGATTCTATTAATTGTTTATCAACTTCTTTAAGTCCTAAGTTTGTAAATCTAATAACTGGTGGTATTGAGAATACACATATAGCTATAAGTCCTGGTATCTTTCCAAGACCAAATAACATTACTACAGGTATTAGATATACAAAACTAGGTATTGTTTGCATTAAATCAAGAACAGGAGTTATTATTCTCTCTGCTTTCTTTTTATAATACATTAATACACCAATTGGTATACCTATAAGAACACAAATTGTTGTAGCAACAATAATGATGCTTAATGTTCTCATAGTATCGTCCCACATGCCTAGCAAACCTATACATATGAAACTTAATACAGAACCTATTACTAATTTATAGTTTCTAGCTACACGCCATATCAATATAGCAACTATAACTAAAAACATATACCATGGAATTATTAATAAAAGTTTTTCTAGGTATATTAGAAACCAGTGAATTGGAGAGAGAACATCTGTAAGAGTCTCTCCCCAACTACTCGCAAAATTACGAAATGCATTGTCGATTGCTTTTTTTAGACTAACAATAGTCTGCTTGTCTAACTGAGGAAAGTTCGACACATTTAGTCCTTACCTAGTTTAAGGTTGCCCAGATATTTTCTTTAGCTTTTGAAGATACCCAACTTTCCC